TGGCAAAGTTGTGATCCCCTGAGGGCTGTAGTCGGATAACTCCGCACTGTGTGTACGCCGGAGCAGCCGTGGTTGAGAAATCGGTCCCACCTGGACCCGTCGCCCAGTACAACGCATTAACGTCGCCCGGGGGGATCCACATGAAACAATCCCACGAACCACCGGGGTTGTCCGGCGGCGGAAGAATCGTCGCTTGGATGCGGTAATCTGGCCGCAGCACGAACGCTGAGCTCGGATCAGGCAAACCAGGGGACTTATCTCCACTGGCTGGGTGCAACGCACGCATCAGCCACTCACGAGAAGGCCCAGAGACTCCAAATCTCTGAAGCTTCTTCTCGATCCTATCACGCATCACACCAGTTTCTGAGTGGAACGGCATTAGTCCTTTTCAGGATGATGAATAGCCCGGCAGTTCACCAGACACCAACACCTCTATCTTGTATGTCGCACGTGTCAGCCTCCACAATGCGATCGAGTGTCGGATGTCTGAGCAACAAAGGCTTAGGCGGCAACCCATCGAGCCAACCTTCCAGTTCCTCCAACTCGCCAACCGAGACACCATAGCGACGCGCCATAGTGTCCCATATGCAAGAATCGAAACTGTAGCTCGACCCACGATAGTTGTAGCCCTTGTCGGAACGCGCAGCAACTCCTCTAGAGTCGAATTTACGAAGCAACACACGAATGACGGGAATGTCACCACAGACAGGCAACAATCCACGACTCACTCCACGCTTGTACTCTTCCACCCGGCGTTTACCTGGAGGATTCACCGTCCACCACAAGCGTGCGAACAACCTACCAGGTTGTGGCACGAAGGCGATAGACTGCCCCGTAGGCATCCAGATACCCGATATGAAAGAGGTGTGCTCATAATCCTCGAAGAGGCGCGCCTCAGGCACAATACCATACTCACGCTCAGTGCGAACTAAAAACTCACAGTTAGCCAAACTGTAGAGCGCCACCAAGAGATCGTCCCAAGCCACTAAAAACGACCACTTGAGCCCTAAACGAACAAGTGCAGCATAGGCTATCGCAGCATTGACGAGACTATTGCCAAGTGTCGTGTCGTTGTGTCCGGATTTAACGGTGTAGTCCATCTCATATTTCAAGACGGACCCAGGGAACACCGCTTGACCCCCAACACAATTACACTGACGGGCGAAATCACCCAAACGCGCATCAACGTCGTCATACAAGCGTTGTCTGAAATCCGCATGCATCTCCTGCATACTCGCA